AACACCCACCACGAAAAGAAAAGAAAGGAGGAAGAGGAGAAAAAGGATGAGGAAAAGGGATGAATGAAGAGAGGAGGGAAGAGGAGAAAAAAAAGATGTTAATGAGAGAAAAAAATAATAAAAAGCTATTGACAAATGAGAGAAAAAAGATATTATAAAGGCATGAAAGGAAGGCAAGGAAAAGAGGGAGAAAGAAATGATAAAGTGAAATCATCAACGGGGGGACAACCTCCGAAACAATAAACCAAACAATAAACCAAACAATAGAAAGAAATAAAACAATGAGCAATCAGATTAACCTAATGGCGGGCGAAACTCTCACATGGGCGGTTTACGAAAACGGTTCCGGCGTCCTGTCCCTCGTCATTTTCGCGGAGACCGTTTCCAACGCCCGCCCTGTTGCGGCCGTGTTTGACATCCTGCCGGATAACGTTTTACCCGCCCTTGACGACCTTGACATGATTGACATGTGGCAGGGCGTTAACTATGACGTTGCGGATATCCACCGGTTTTTGAGGGACGAGGCCGCCCGCCCCGTTGCTTATACGCAGGTCCCCCGCACCGGGGAGATGGAAACAATCATGGAAATTGAGCGCATGGGATACGCCGCCCGCAAGGCCTTCAACATTGCGGATGAATAACTTACGCTTTTGTCATACAAAACAAAAAAACAATGAGATACAACAAAGAGGAAACAAGGAAAGCGTTGATTTATGAGTGTTCGGGAAGCGCCTCAAATCGTGAGATAAAAAAGTATGCCCTTGAATTTGTGGAAGACCTTGATGACGGAGAATATTTTAAGAATCCCACACTAAAAAACGTGCGGAAACGCATGCTAGGGGGTTTGAGCGATTACGCACAAACAGGATGTGGGGAAGAAATGGCAAAAATATATGAAAGAGCAACTTGTTATTTCTATTGTTTCGCAGTTTTTGACAAATAGGAGCTATGAAGTACGATAGAATAAGGACACTACAATCAATAAACGCCTTAAAAGGCAGGAGCGCATGGAGAAGGGCGGTAAATGAGTATGCCTACGAACTTGCGGAAAGCATCGAAGATGGGAAAGAGTTTAAGGATATTAACTCATTCGCAATTGAGTTACTAAACGGAGCGTGTGACTGGTGTGAATATTCGGAAGGCGGGTGCTCCTTGATTAGCGATTACGAAATAGCGGAAAGACTTTGCACCCCCTCAAAATTCAAAAAGAAAAAATATGGAGAATTGCCTCCGTATAGAGGCATGAGTTGGATTGCCCTACAGGGAAGGGCATTGTGTGCGGCTAGTTATGTCGTTAAGTCTCACTTAAAAATAAAAAAACATGAAAGCGAAATATAGGGTTGTTGTGTTAGGATGTTTGAAAAAACTAAGCACGGAGGAAGAAGTTGTTGAAGAGTATGTGAATTATCTATCAACGATTGTGTCTAAAAGGCAAGTAATGTCGTTTAGCGTGCTCTATGAGGACGGAGGAAATAGAGGGGCGATTGTGGCTACTGGAAGGCAAATTTCAGTAATTGCAGGAAGGGAAAAGATGACTTCGCTTGTCAACAAGATGAGAACTTCGGGGGTAAAAAATGAAAACTGAATATTTGCTAGAGTGTTACGAACGTCCCGGAACGGATGATTTTTTTTTCATTGTTTCCCTGAAAAACAAAAATGTTTTTTTTGTAGGAATTTTTAAAAATTCTGAAAAAGAGGTGCTCAAAAAAGAAATTTTTAACATATTCCTATTTAATGAACTCCTATATATTGAAGAATTAAAAAGAAAGAAACTTCCGGTATCTGATATTTTTTCAATGAGATATAATTATGCCCACCAAATAAGAAATTCAAAATTTTATAAAAATACTGAAAAAGAAATATTCATAAAATGAAAATAATTAAAGATGTATATGGATGTTTAAGTTGTTTTTTGAGACAAAAAACAAAAATAAATATAAAAAGAAAACTAGGAGAAACAATAGAAGATGAAATTATTTATGAGCTTAAACATAAAATGTGTGGCTATTTTGAAAGAGAATTACTTAAAAGCGTGTTGATCGATGCTGGATTTGAAGAGTTTTCATATATTTGTCTCCTGGACAAAAAACTTTTTAGAGTTGATAAAGAGGAAAAAACAATATTGCCGATTGTTGGAATATCCTTTCAATCTAAAGAAATTTTACCACAAGAAATACTTATCAATTATTCATCTTTTTGAAAAATGAAAGTTTATCAATTTGAACTCGAAAACCCTCACGAAGAAAGGCGGGTGTTCCCTGTCTCCTATCTAAATTTCAATCACGGTCTTAGGTGCTTTTTTTCTGCGATAAAGGATGATTGGAGGCTAGGCTCCATTATCGAAGTTTTTATCGCAAATAAGAACCCTAGGAGATTGATTTTCAGAATAGAGAGCCGTCCGGAAGGCGATTTGATTAGCGATTTCCGGAAATGCCCACTAAAGGAAAATAAAGAATATAGGTTTAACTTTAAAACGTTAGAACTAAATGAAAAAAGATATTGATCACCTTTTATCTAAGGTCGCAAAGGTAATAAAAGGGGGAAACTTTTTATACCTAGTCCCTAAAAAGGAAAGAAGAAATTTCGGATTCATCGAAACCGCACTGCGACTAAAAGCTAAAAAACAAGATTCTTTGATTTTTGTTAGGCACGGGAATCGCTTTATTTTCTGTAATGATTTTGTAGGATCTAAATTTAAAGGGTTGTTAATTTACGGCTCATTAGCAAAAACAATAAAAAACGAACTCGCAATTTACACCTTCCCAGAATTAAAGAAAGAAGTTTATAATAAAAATGACGCTTTCGCATTAAGTATTAATTATGTTGATAACAAACTAAAATTTAGTTTGTTAAAAAACAACATTGAGCTTGATTTAAAGATTTTTCTCGAAACAGGAGAAGAAAAAGAAAAACAAAAAAAATGAATACAATGTATATTGTCAAACTATACTTGACTTGTAGAAACAGAACGCCTTTAGTATCTACAATGTTAGAATGTGAAAACAACGAAAAGATGATTGAATTTTTAAAAAAATCAATCAGTATTAAATATTTTCTAGTTCTAGAAAATACTAAAACAGGCGAAATCATAAAAAAATATATAACACCTAACACAATAAAAGGGAACACAATCGGCTATCTACCTATCATGCGTAAAACTGGCGGCGGATCTAATGTCGGATTCCTCTTTGTGGGTGTGAAGCCTGTAAACTGGTACGACTACAAAACAAAGCAAGTTTTAGGGCATTTCCCGGAATACGGAAGAACTAGTTTAAAATCTGAATATCCACACACACGTTGCTTTACGTCAAATAAGAATTTAGCACTAAAATACTATCGACATTGTGCAATAAATCTTAATAAAAAAGGAATACTCGTGAATTTATCACAAGAGCTTTTCCTCAAACTACACGATTCACGTCAACATGTGGAAGAATTGTGGGAAGCTTATTCCGAAATCAACAACAAAAACAATAATAACCGTATTATTTTTTAAAAAATGAACGCAAAAGAAAAAAAATCTTTGGAGATATTATTCTCTTTTGTAAAAGGAAATTACAAAGAAATTCTTGAAGAAGAATTTTTTGATGTATCATACAAAAATATTGATGCAAAAGTCTTGTCAAAATCCAGAAGAAAAACAACCGCTTTCTTGAAATATATCGGAGAAAGAGAATTTAGGGGTTGTGTTTACGGGAAAAACAACGTCAGACTAATAAAAAATTCCGATATGATTAAATTAAATAAACGGGTGAAAAACAGAATAATTCTAACGCCTGACTTAATTTTATATAAAACATATTCACCGGAATATGTAAAAATCCTAAAATTTTTTGTTGAAAATATTTTATGGGAAAAACTAAATGAGCACAATATTGAGTATCTAACTGAATACGTCATACCCACACTCACATCTAGAAAAGACGTTTTTGAACATCCAGACATTCCAAAGATTTTTGTATCAACAAAACAAAGAAGTTATCACTATTTCCCGGATGTCTGGGCCCGTCCTGACAACGACAACTTAAACGAACCGCTTGTTGGGTTGGAACTAGAAGTGTATGCGCGGAATAAATACATTTTTGAGAATAAATCCAATTTTTTCTACCTGCAACGGGACGGAAGTCTTTCCGAGGAAAACGGAGGAACAGAAATAACCACAATACCTATGCCTTTCGAGGAACTTATTAGAGAGGGCGGCGGGATTGACATATTAACAAAAGATTTCATGCCTCGATTTTCTTGTTATTCTCAAAAAGCTACAGAAACAGGCTTTCACATACATTTGTCTAAAATTAATTTTAACAGAAAAGTTTGTGTTTTGCTAAAAAAGGCATTTTACTGTTTTCCGTATGATTTTATTACGGAGCTTTTCGGAAGGAATAATACAGGATATTGTAGAGCTGAACCGCAAATTCAAAAGCTAATGGAATTTGGAATACATCCAAGCGCGGCATCAGATTTAGGGTTGGAAAAAATATTTCAGCCTTATTGCGATACGAGATACCTCGAACTAAATTTCACAAACAGTAAGACCATAGAATTTAGACGAGGAAAAGGAACTGTTGATTCTGTTTCTATAAAATCCATTTTAGATTTTTGCTATCAAATTTACAAATATTCCATGGAAGCACAAAATCTTTATAAAAGCGATTTACTAAATATTAGGTTGTTTTTACAGACCTACCTAACGGAGAACGCTAAAACTGAACGATTAAAAAAACTTATAAAAAAATATGAAGAATATAAAAAATAAAATTCAAAAAATAATTATCGATACAATTATAATTATTTTTGGACTACTGATCTATTTTAGCCTGATGTTCGCATTAGGACTTTGACGAGCAAAAGAAAGAGCAAAAGAAAGAGCAAATGAAAGAGCAAAAGAAAGAGCAAATGAAAGAGCAAAAGAAAGAGCAAAAGAAAGAGCAAATGAAAGAGAAATCCTCTTGTTTGCAACAACAAATAAAGCTAGAATGCTATATTTCGAGTTTGATAGGTAGCCTTAACTTAGAATTCTCAAATGTTTTTCATAGACCACTATCGCAAGAACTATTTCATAAAATAAGAATAGAGACAATCAATTATCTAATCAGAAACGGAGTCAAAATGACATATCCCACACATCAACAATATACTTTCGTAAAAATCTTTTACGAAACGCAGGAAGAAGAGAATAAAGCTCATTTTCTCATGGAGGGAATCAAAAACATCATCACCAAAAACGCAACAAACAAACAATAAACAAACAAAAAATATGTGTATCATTGCTTACGGAATCAAGAAAGATATCGGCAATCAACGTTTTCAAAATTGCTTAACAAATAATCCGGACGGATTTTTTCTGATAGGATTTAAGAGAGGAAATGAAGACAACAAACCGGAATTTCTAGTTAGAACTCTTCTGAAAAAGGAGGTTGTAGCCACATGGGAAAAAATCCCTAATGATTACATAGCCCTTCTTCACGCTCGAATCAAAACTCATGGATCTATTTCAGAAAAAAATGTTCATGGGTGGAACGGCGATAATTGGTATTTTTGCCACAATGGTATTCTATCACTAAAAAATAAAGGAGACCTCACAGACAGTGAAACGTTCTTCCGATATCTGTTTTTACCCGCATTTGGAAAAACAGATATCGAGGAAACAAACGAAGGTATTGATAATATGGTCAATTCTGTCATAGGTTCAAGCAAATTTGTTTTTTGGAAAAAAGGAAAGATGTTGTTTTATGGCAATTTCGAAAGACCGGATAAAAAGAAATTTGCTTACTTTTCGAACAACTCTTATCAAAAAAAAGAATATAGTTACTGCTCTTTTTATGGTGATGAGATTTACTATGATCGAAAAGCCGGATATTCTAAATATTCCAAGACCTACAATTACTCAAAAAAATACTACTCATTTAATAGCAAACTAATACCTGAAAAAAGAGTTCAATAGTTTGTCATAAAAATACACCAAATTTAACCCCTGTAGCCTTTTTTTTTGCTACAGGGGGTTTTTTTTTTACTTTTTTT